CAAATTTTCTTTCATCGGCAAAAGGTAGGGGGCAATCTTTTCACCCATTTCTCCGGGCAAATGCCCTATATCTTTACCAGTGCATATAAGAGGTCTAGTAACAATAACTTTCTCAATTTCTCCTCTATGTAAATGCTCTGCTGCGATTCCTGCTGCTATAAATGATTTTCCAGAACCGGCTGGTCCTGAACAAAAGATAATATCGTTTTCAACTATGTTTCTGATATATTCTTTTTGATTATATGTTTTTGCTTGTAAGGGCTTCACTTTTTGTTGCGTCGTCTTCTGTTCTTCTCGTCGTTGTCGTTTTGTTCTCATTGATTACCCTTTTATGAAAAGGTTGTTTATAGGTCGGCCTCTTTTACAAAAATCCCATCTACCATCTTGCCTTTCCTATCTTTAATATCGTCCCAAGCCTTAGCCAAGCATTGACTCAGTGATAGTTTATTTCTTTCTGCAATGTTTAGTAGAACTACAATCATATCACCAATATCATCTGACACATCCTTACCTTTACAGATGCTATCAGAGAGTTCGCCAGCCTCTTGCATAAGTTTGCAAAACTGATCTTTATCTGAAGAACCATCAATTAAATTGCGGTCGTGATGCCACTGAACAATCTTACAAACATAATCACTAGGGTCATCAGTAGCTTCAATTTTAATACCTTCGGGAAATGATGTGTAGACAATGTCTACTGAGTTAATTCCTTCTTTCATAATCCTAAGTCTCCAAAGTCCATATCTTCTAAGTCGTTTTTACTAGCACCAATTTTATAGGAAGTAATCTCGTGTTCCTGTGGTGCAACTTGAACACTCTCACTGTTTAGCCAATGCTCTGTCCAGCCCGCAATAGGGTTTCTACCAACACTTTCGTATGGTAAGCCGATATTCTTTCGTCTGGACATGCAAAGCCAATCAATATATTGGTGAAGCACTGTTTCGTTCAGCCCGATAATTGAACCGTCTTTAAACAGGTACGATGCCCATTCCTTCTCTTCTTTTGCTGCGTTATCAAACATTTTAATAGCATCTTCTTGACACTGTTCTGCAACCTTAGTGAATCCTTCAGATTCTTCTCTATGTAGAATTTTAAGAATCTCTTGCGTGTTTGTGAGGTGCAAAGCCTCATCGCGCTTAATTAGTTTGATGATGTCGGCATTACCAACCATTTTTTTGTTTTCGGCAAAAGCAAAGCTACAAATAAAACTGACGTAAAATCTTACAGCCTCAAGAATATTGATACTGACGATTGTCATGTAGATTTGCTTCTTCAGATCAGAAATCTTTGTAGAGTCACAGGTCATCCCCATCAAGTTATTATAGTCTGCAATCGCACTATTTGCACGTTTCATAATCTCCTTATCTTCATAAATTCCACCGAATACTTCGGAGCTATCAGCATAAACATTCTGAATGATATAGCTGTAGCTTTGAGAGTGAATCTTCTCAAAGAACTGCCAAGTCATCATACATGCTTCAAGCTCGGTATTTGTTACATATTCAAGAAGAGTTGGTACGCCACGGCAGATAACGCTATCAAGCATGGTCTGGTATTTTAAATTAGAAGTGAAAATAAACCTCTCGTTGTCAGACATGTCTTTAAAATCGCCGCGATCTTTCTTCAGCTCAATTTCTTCTGGTCGCCAGAAGTTCATCATCTGTTTGCTATCAAGGTCTTTAAAGATCGGGTACTTAACAACGTCATATCGCTGAACACCAAGGTCTTTTCCAAGAAACAACGGTTGAGTCGTTGGGTCAACATTCTTAGTATTAAAAATAGTTTTCATATAGCGCAAGCTCCAGATTCGCAGTTCATGTCTTTTTCAGTTTCGCCGTCACCATCGGGCGTATTACAATAATAAAAGTTTTTTAGTCCATACTTATATCCATAGATCTGATCTTTAATAAGAACGCTCAATGGAATATTTCCACCCTCATAGTGAGCATAGTTATAATAAAGGTTGGTACTCATGCTCATGTCTACAAATTTTTGAATAACAGCAGCTATATTCATCATAGCTTTGTTATCACGCATATCCCAAGCCATAGTGTAGTAATTTTTACGCATATGATAGTTTGGAACTAACTGTTTCAGAACACCATTTTTTGCTTTCTTAGAAATTAGTAAGCTCCGTACTGGCTCAATTCCATTGGTAGAGTTCTGAATAACGGAGCTAGATTCACAAGGCATGATGGCAGATAGTGTCGAGTGTCGTAAGCCATGCTTTTTAACTCTTTCACGAAGCCCCTCCCAATCCATGTTATAGTTAGGTTTTATTAAATCGTCCACAGTTTTCTTATACCAGTCAATTGGAAGCAAGCCTTGTGCATATTTTGTTTCATTAAACTTAGGACATGCACCCTTTTCTGATGCCAACTCACAGCTTGCGCTAATCAGGTTCCATTGGATTTGTTCCATAGTTTCGTGAACCAATTGTAGCGCAGAACCGTCTTCATAGAACACTTTGTTCTTAGCCAAAAATCCAGCTAGATTAGTCACACCAACACCAAGCGATCTTCTGTTTTTTGTAAATGTCTCACCAGCAAGAACTGGATAATCTTGGTAATCAATAACGGCATCAAGAGTTCTTACGGCTACACGACACGCTTCTTCAATGTCTTTTTCACTATTAAGCTCAAGAAGATTTAGTGCGGATAGAATACAAATACCAATTTCTCCTTCTGGATCGTCAATAGATTTAATTGGATTGGTAGGATGAATAATTTCTTGGCACAGGTTAGACATATAGCAAGGTACAGCCCACGACCCGTGTTCATTGGCTGAGTCAATATTCATGCTATAGATACGACCTGTTTCAAGTCTTTCACGAGCAAAAATTTCAGCCAACTTTCTAGCCGGAATCTTTTTCCTAAACTTAAAAGATCTTGCATTTTCATACTTTAAATATAACTCTTCAAACTTATCATTATCGCCAAACGCTTCGTATAAACCTTTAGCCTCGTTGGGGCTAAACAGTGTAATGTCTTCATTTTTCATAAACCTTTCATAGAACAGTTTACAAAACTGAACACTGTAATCTAGTTTACGAACACGGTTATCGTCTGTCCCGGCGTTATTCTTTAATACGATGATATCTTCAATTTCATAGTGCCAGAATGGTACATGTACCGTAGCAGAGCCTCCACGCAATCCATTCTGAGACGTTGATTTAACAGCTGACTCAAAGTTCTTCAAGTAAGGAATAAGTCCTGTATGGATCACCTCGCCGCCACGAATGGAAGAGTTGATCGGCCTCATTCGTCCAATGTTGAGTCCGATCCCTGCTCGCCTCGCGGTGTACCTGCCAACTGCATGAAGGCTACTGAAAATAGCATCAAGATTGTCATCCACATCGACCAAAACACACGATGCGAATTGTCGTATATTAGTGCGGACACCAGCCATAATAGGAGTAGGAAGATTGATTTTGAACGTAGAATAGCAATCATAAGCCTTTTTTACCTCGTCAATATTATCAAACAGGCACATAGCGATACACATATATGCGAACTGCGGAGTTTCGTAAATACGATTAATACCACGATTTTTTACAAGATATTTATCAATGAGTTGCTGTAATCCAGCGTATGTGAATTGATCGTCTCTATTATGGTTGATGTATTTACCAAGAGAATCAACATCTGCTTTGCTCCACTTTTCTAGTATGTGTGGGTCATACATTCCGTTATCAACATTGACTTCCAGAAGGCGCTGGAATGATGGCGGTGTGTTACCATTGACCCAAACCTCTTTCCTGAGTTGCATATTAAGCAGTCTTGCTGCAACGTATTGATAGTTTGGAGATTGTTTTGAAATAAGATCGTTTGCAGATTTGATAAGAATATGATGAATGTCTGAGCTACTAATTCCATCATACAAAGAGAGATTTGCGTTCATTTCAATATCAGAGAAATTAACCCCGTTGATATTGTTTGTAGCCCACTGAACTACCTTGTGAATCTTTTCTACAGAAAAGTCTTCTTTTTCTCCGTTTCTCTTAATTACTTGCATATGTTTATTGTTCCTGTGTTTCAATAATGTGGGACATTTGCCTTATAGCTATTATAGCTTGCAGGTCACTGTTTGTCAATCCCTAAAAACAAAAAAACCCGCCAAAGATGCACATGCAGAGCAGAGGTGTGGCGGGTGCGTTAGATTATTTTTTGTCTTTTTGAACAATGGTTAATTCAACTCCGTCACCAATATCAATAACCATTACGTCTTTACCGTTTCTTTTCGTAAACTCAACTTTTTCTAAAATCTTTTTTACTTTTTCAATGTCTTCTTTTTTAATATCATATTTTTCTAGAACGCTTTCGAGTATATTGTCGATGATACTCATTTATCAACGCCCCACGCTACAGCGTTTAAGCAATCTACTAAGTCCTGTCGCTTTCCGCTGTCCATAGATACGTCTTCTTTTCCAATTGAAGCAATAATCGCCTCGTCAATGTATTCGCCTAAGTTTGGGTACTTATTTTTAAGTTTATTGTTGAAGTTCAATCCGCCAGACGTTATGTTGAATGTTCTGAATTGACCAGTAGTTTTTATAAACTGAGAATCGTTCTCAACAACGCTGGCAAGCTCTAAGAAAAATTGCTTCATTAGACTGGCGTCGGCTTTGTCGATTTCAACATCAACAATATCTTGGACTAGAGTTTTGTATTCTAGCGAAGGCTCGTCTACATTCTCATCTGGCACAACCACGTTTGGCGTTGGAATATCAATATTCTTTAACTGCTCAAAAAGTTGTTCGCCAAAAAGACCGAAAACACAAAAGACCATTGCTATTATAAGTCTAGTTTTACTACTCATCTTTTTCTCCTCTTACAATAAATAGAGGAAAGATTTTTTCTAGTTCTTCTTTTGCAGAAGTTAAACCTTTAGCTTCGCAAGACTCTTTTAGTTCTTCCCAGCATTTGACAATGCAAACTAGATCATCGCAGTCTGGGTGATCTACGATGTTTTGGGGCGTAATCTCTGGAATTGATTCTATCTGTTTTTTTACCTCGTTTGATTGCGCCAGCAGAGCCTTGATATTAGGCCAAACCGCACTAAGGGCAAAGCCGCCGCCAAGCAAAATCATCACAATCTGGAATCCTGTCATTGAAGTTCCTCCACTTCGTCTAGAATATTGTTTATTTCTTTCTCTGATAATTGTTTGCTAACATCAATCATAGATGCGTAGATAGCAGATTTTTCTTTGCTGCTGCTAAATTTTTTTCTGATTTCTCTTCTAAGCGCTAATTTATACAAGAATGAAGGGTTTTTCATTTCCTTGTAAACGCTTTCTCTATTTCTGCATGTGTACCAAAGCTGAATTAGTCTTACAGTTACGGTAATTATAGTAATAATGGTTACTGGATCAATGCCAAAATTTTCGTCTTTTAGCTTTGCTTTAGAATGTGCTAAGATTTTATTTGCTGTACTTCGTAGTTCTTCACTCATCATATTTACCATCTAATAAAGTTTTCATAGAGTTTGTGTTTTTAAAACCTGTAGTCCTAAGTAAGACGCGCTCCAGCTCGTCAGATTTTAAGAGAATAATAGTTGGGTAGGATGAAATCTGATAATAAGAAAAGAACTTCTTATGGTCGTCATTGTCAGAGTCAAGAATATAAAGTTTGGTTTCTTTATCTTCAAGATATTTTTTCATTTCGTCTGATGACCAAGTTTCTGATTTCATTTGTTGGCAAGGGCCGCACCACTCAGCGCCAAAATGATATAGGTTGTATTTGTGTGTTTCCTCCGCTGCTGCTACTGGTTCTGAATCATTTAGACATGCCGAGCAGCCGGGACATTCTGTTCTATGCCCATCACCGTGCGTAATCCAGCCAGAACCATCACACTGTTCTTCTACTTCGTCAGGGGTAACTACATCGTTTGATAAAACCGCCTTAGCAAGACGGGTAGAGATGTACGCCCTGAATTTATCGGACTGTTCGTCAGCGTTTGCACTATTAACAAAGCTGCTGGCAAACAAGAATACTGTTAGCCATAATATGTTTTTCATGATAATCTCTCTTATTTTAGATAAGTAGATGTGCCATAGTTTGGCAAATCTCTAGCAGGAAAACCATCTACGTTACTAAAGACCCATGAACCATTAGAGCGAAGCATACCTCTGGCATCTTTTTCTCTGATCCAAAAGCTACCCTCTGGTTGGTCGTGAACCCTTGGACCTGAGTTCCATTTGCCCCAAGAATTTTGAACCAAAAATAAAGTTTCATTGTATCTTTCTTTTGTGTCGTCACAGGCTATCCAAGCCATCGCGTGACTCCACCCGCCCTTTCTTGAGGCTATGCCCTTGCTATCTCTTCGGGATGAAAACCCATAACCAGAACATACAGAAATAGAATAACCATTAGCTAGAGCATCTCTAGCTTCTTCTACCGTTTTGATTAAAGAAATGGTTTTAACTTGATGTTTTCTGGCTTCTCTAACATAAACATCAAATGGTACTTTATGTTTAGCACCAACACTTCCATTATATTTAGATAAGTCGATAACACCGTAGTCTTTTCTTAGGATGATACCGCCTTGTTCGTGAACATATTTCGCAGCGCCAGAGCAGGACATACCCTGTCCTCTGTGACCACGGCTTTGATAGATACACTCTGTAGCTCCACGAGCCTCGAATGATTCTGCTTCTCCCTTGACATCAATCTCTACAGCCCTTGTTATATCTACTGCGTTGCGAGTTGCGTGACTTACACAATCTCCTGTAGTTTGTCGTTCTGAAGGGCCAAAGGATGGATCAAATTTAAGAAGAGATTTGAAGGGGAGAGAGAGCTTGCCCTCTCCCGCTCCAAATAACTGGTGCGCGGCAGCACCGAATAAGGGAGATTTTAACTGACCAAGCAACTCTGCTGTTTCTTCTGGGTCACAGAATCCACCAGCAAAACCGTTGCGATATGCGTTAAGCAATTCGCGTGGTGAATTAAAATCAATCATGTTATCCTCGATTCTTATTTAGCGTTGTTCTTCATCCACTTAATAACAGTGTCAAGACCAACCGCAAGTACAGGTACGACAAGGGGACCGTACATCCCAAAATCCATAACCTGTAGATTTTGTGCGACAACAGTTAAAGCTGCTGCCCCACCAACAAGCGCTGCATTTTTAACAACACTAACGACATCGCCCATATCGAGCTTAAAACTTGGTGAACCTTCATTCATTATTATTCTCCTTTGATAAGCCTGCGCAGTTGTTCTGGCAGAAAACGTGTATAAGAAAACCCTCATGTTCACAGGCTCCAATCTTATATGGATAGCCAGCGAAATGTATGCCTCTTCCTTTAACAGAGACAGTCTCTATATCAATTTTCCTGCACATCCGTAAGCAAGATTTTACCTCACTGATAAAAGCTGCCCTTTGATCTTCATGAACTATGGAGAACCAATCATATCCCTCGATATCCCCATTTTCTCTAGTTAGGTTTTGGAACTCTTCATTGACCCAAGTAATTCTTCCAGATTTCTCAACCTCAAACAACGCTCTTGGGTTATAGTGTAATGCGGCTTTTGATCGCTGGTCTAATATCTTTTGTCTGGTTTCTATTCTCTCCGCTGATGCTTTAAGTCCGGTTACTACGTCTTTAATAGATTTGCCGCTATTATGAGTTACTTCTGCTTTAATATCTGTTACTGCTTGTTTAATTATTTCCTGCTCTTTTACAAAAAAGTCTACAGCTTTAAATGATTTCCTTAGAAACAGAATGAAAGAGATTAGTGCGCCGCCGCCACCAATTATGACAGTACCCCACTTCATCATTTCTTCTGCTGATATCATTATATTTCTCCCATATGAAAAGATTAAAACACCTAGCCCCCGAAGGGGCTAGGCCAACTTATCAATAAGAGAAATCAAGACTCATAGCTATCTTTCGCTTTATACTCATCTGTTGTTGGGTTTGGAGCGCCAAAGTTGTATGTAAGCTCACCGGGAACTGAACGGCTTGGGAAAATTTCCGAAGCAACTGCTGCGGTTCCATCGGCAGGATTTACAAACGCATTTGCGGCTCCAGCGCCAGTACCTTTGGTTCGACCCGGAACAATCTCTGTGCTTGGTCGAGCCAGTTTGTTAAATGCTGCGTCAGCGTCCGAACCAACCTTTCTATCAGCGATGGTTCCATGAATGTTGTCACGAACAACACCATTGTTGAACTCACCTTTGCTAAGAAGAACATCGTTGCTAACACCACCAAGAGTTGTTGAAACACCTCTAATTACCCACTCGGTTGCTGGTGCGTTATAAGCAAGGGTTCCAGTGCTAACAGCCTTGGCAACGCCAACTCTGTCTGTTGTAGAACCTCCGGTTCCATCGTTTGCAACGACTTTAGAACCAATAACTCCACCAAATTCGTCAGCGATTTCTACTAAAGAAAGATTTTTAGTCATAATTCCAGCAGCGTTGCTGCCAGCGTTAATGACAGTACCACCATTCTGCACACCACTAGCGGCAGATTGTCCAGCAGGATAGTCATTTGCTGAACCGGTTGTTGATCTAACAGGCATAATAAATCTCCAAATATCTGGGAAACATTAATATTTTGTTTCCAAATCCTTTTAAGTTCCTGTGTCCCATAGTATTATACACTAAAAGCAGTTAGATTCCTCTTTAATTTCTTGAGATTTTTCTTGATTCTTACTCTTACAGTCTCGTTACATACGCCCAAATTCTCAGCAATTTCGTTAATAGACATGTTTTTGTAGAATCTATCATAGACAATCTGTGGGTCATCGCACACGCTTCTGATTTCGTCCAACATGTCAACTCTTTGAAAGTCATTATTTTCATAAGAAACAATACCTTCGTAAAGCCTTACTGGAGCTTTGTTGAGGTTGAATTTCTTTTGGCTAAGACACTCCATGATTACGCCCTTGTAAAAAAACGTAGTGAATTTACAGTTTTTATCTGTGTCATACCTGTCACACGCCCTCCAAAAAGCGTTAAGAATACACGATTCAATTTCTTCAAACGACAAAATTCCAACAAAACTACTTGCTGCGCGACTAGCAATCTTCTCAATATCCTCTTTGGTGAGGTTTTTCATTGCCACTTCGTTTTTAATCTCATTCAACACGTTTGTTAGTTCAATATTCATAATAGTCCTCGTTAGGTTTTACAAAGTTCTTCTATTCTTTTTCTGACATCGGCAAAATCAAACATTCTTCCAACGCCAACCAAAAATCTGTATCTGCTAAATACTTTTAGTAGCTCCACTCCTTCTATTGTATCAAGTATATTCTTAATGTCAAGTGTGATATTGAAATTTGTGTGACCAATCCAACAGTCGAAATTGGTCGCTAGGCTTATTTCTCTAGCTAAATTATCATCAATACTCATCATTGCTGGTGAATTATCTTCAACAAGCTGATCTAAATCTTCAGGGGTAATACCTTCGTTTTCTAATTCTTCTAGATCAATTTCATGGTATTGACTCTGTTTTTTCATTATGGCTTCGTAAAGTTGATCAACAATCGGTGAGTTTAATTGAGATTCAATTACGTCTTCATATTTCTGCCAGCCGATTCTAAGTGTTTTTTTCACAGGTGTCTCCCACTTTTACTGGACAATTTCTGACGGTTTAATCCACGGTTGATCCTCCCTTCTAGAGCGTTCCTTATTTATTTTTTCTAATTGTTCTGAGTCTTTTTGTGTGTTTTCTAAGACATATCCAACAATTTGCTCAAAGATTTTAACATCTTCTCCCTCAAAGCAGTTTTTTAGCATATTCATAGTTTCTAACTGTAGCTTTATAGATGCAAGCCCAGATAGTATCTTAGCAAATTTTTGCAGGGTTTCTTCTTCATAGTCAGATATGTGTAGGTCTAGGTAAATGTCATCTTTTGTTTTTCTTACGTAGAACGTAACAGAACCAATTACATCTGTCTCGTCTTTTTCGTTTTTTTCGTGTGGTTCAGTTGTTTGTTTTTTACTGAATAGATTTAAGAATGTCACTGGCTGTTTTCTCCCAAGTAAATTGTCTAGCAGTCTCTATGCCAGCTTCGTTTTGTTCACCGTTATATTTTGATGCAATATTCTTCATATTTCTAACCAAAATATCAATTTCAAATTCGTTGATCGCTGCCCAATTTCCCTGATTAAAGAACCATTTGCCGTCAAAAGCTGATTCTGTTGCGGTTATTGGTACAAGGCCGCAATTATCTTCATTGCAAAACTCAGTGTGGGCAGAGTAGTTGGTGGCGATTACATGTTTACCAACAGCCATCATCTCAAGTAATTCTAAGTTCCAGCCTTCTCCACGGGAAGGAAAGACGCCACATGTGACTTGTGCCATTATATTATACACATCTCTTTGTGTCTCAGCCCGTGGAATAATTTTTACTTTTGGATGATTGTATAGTTGCAGCCACTTTGAGTTCTCTTCAGGGGTGTTAAATGGATTGCTACACATCATCCACAGTTCTGTCTTAGGAAATTCTTGAGAAACCCTTTTAAACGCTTCAATTAGAATGTCGTGTCCCTTGCGAACTTCCCACTTTCCACAGTTAAAAAAGATAATCTTGCCGTCATTTCTTGGTGTGGCTGGCTTAAAGATTTCTGTGTCTACGCCAAGGGGTGCAACGTGAATTAATGATTTATGTATTGGTTTTAGCGCTTTGGCGCACTGGTCTATGCAAATGTCTTTTGCCCACTGTGAACAGACTATTAGCTCATCACATGCTGATAGATGGTGTTTTTCTAAGTCGCTAAATGTATCCAGCTCAAAAATGGGAAAACCAACAAATTTACCCGATCCTACACGTTCTGCCATCTGATTCTGATGCCAGATTTTAATGCAGGGCGCGTTATGGTCATAGAATTTAGCAGTATTCATCGCCTTTAAAACTACATTGTGATCTTCTTGATTGGTTACTTGCGGTTGCCCGATAGGAAATAAAGAAACTTGCACACCGGCCCTGTCTAGCGCTTTGAGGATGTTTAGTCCAGCTACCCCGTATCCCAACTGATTGATAGGTGTCATTAAATTAATCATGCTTTAAATACTCCTGATATAAATTCGTCTACTGTTTTGGTTTCTGGATTATCTGCAAAATACTTGTTTGTTTTAGATCGGGCTGCTGACCTTTTTTCACCAAGAGAAACCAAAGAATCAACGCAATCGTTAATAAGTTTAGTTTTTACGGTTGGTTCAGCGGTTTCAGCTTTTAGTTCTTCAAGCTGTTTTTTAAGTTTAAGATATTCAATCTCTTTCTTCAGAGATGTAATTTTATCGGGGGTTGGTGGCGAATTTGTTTCAATATAACCAATCTTAATCTTGTCATTCTTTAAATCTTTAATAAACTCTGGAGTTCTAAGAGGCTGAGTATTATTGCTCAAGAATCCAGCAATACCGCCAACAATAAGTATAAGAATGAACCCAGTAGAAACAATAGTACCGAGTGTATCTGAAAGACCAACATTATCTACCATAAAAGCACCGTAGCAAACCCTAAAGAAATTAGTTAATAGTGAATGTCTTGAGCTGTCGTTCTTCTGGAATCACTTCCACAATAGTAACGTACAACATGCCATCACGCATGGCGACATCCAAAACCTCATGATATTGACCAAGTGTGAACTTCGTAGTGAACGCTCGCTTGGCAACACCTCTGTAATTATACTTTACATCGTCCTCTTTGTCAACCCCCCTTGAGGAAATTGTCAAAATTCTGTCCTGAAAGGTCACAGAAATGTCTTCTTTGCTGTATCCAGCAAGAGCAAGCTGAATTTCTGTACCACCATCTGTAGAAACAATATTGTATGGGGGGAAGTTGTTAGACTTGTTGCTATGCAACTTATCTAGCTCTTCCATCACATAATCCCACCCAATACTACGGTTCATAAAGTTATTAATTAAAGTTGAGTTTGTCATAGTAGACCTCCTTTGTTACCCATTAGGCATAACGAAGGGTTTGCTACGGTGTCATTGTATTAAAAAACCCCACCAAGCGTAGCTCAATGGGGTTAGGTCAGTAACATCGTGTATTTTCCGTTTTGTAGTCCAAACGGTAGCCTTATAGAAGAGAAGGCGGTTACTGATTATTTGGGTTTTGACCGATCTTTAATCTCGCCTAAGAACCCTAACTTAGCTTTGATGATTAAAGATTATGTTCCTGCTGGACTCGATGGATCAGGCCCAAGAGAAATTTCGTCTGCCATAATGCAAACGGAGTTCTTCTTGTTCTGATTTTCATCCTCGTAGTCTTCGATGTTTAGCTTGCCCTGAATTGAAACAGGTCGCCCTCTTACGAGCTTTGGCTGGAGATTTTCAGCCATCTTACCAAAACAAAGAACGTTTACAAACAGAGTCTTATCATTCCGACGATCATTCACCGCCATACGAAATTTACTCATTGAGGTTCCCTTCTTTGTAGTTGAGAACTCTGCGTCTTTGGTCAACCGACCAACACCAATCCAACAGTTGCTATCCATAATTAAACTCCCAAAGCTGATCTGATTTTTCCACGAACTACCTGTGCATTGCCACGATTTGAAACGCTCGTGGTCGCGTTATAAACATGATCTGTAAACTCACGAGTTAGACCAAGAGCCTTGCCAGCCTTCTGTGTCTCTCGCTTGTTTGTACCAAAAACCTGACCAGTCAAGCGATATGCCGCTGCTGTTACTGGGTTAAAGGTTACACCCTTTGCAGTACCTCGGTTGGTACTACCAATAATCGTATTATCTTCTACCCCAAAGTTGTACGACTGAGGGAGTGAAGAAAGCGTCTGATAAAATTCCTTACTATCCATTTTGTTCTCCTAAAACAGTTTTGCTTGGGGTGCTGGTGCAGCAGGTGCAGCAGGTTCGACTGGTGCAGCTGGCCTGCTCTCTTCAAGAGAGGCTGCGCCGACTTTCAGGTACTCTTCCAGACGATCAATTTCTTGATCAATCTGAACCTTTCGTTCATTGAGATTCTTAATCTCTCGTTGCACATTCAAAAGATGCGCTTCAACCATTTCTACCATTGATGCCATTTAGGTTCTCCTTTTAAAGTTGGCTTTGATTGGCCTCGGTTACTCTATATTATAGTCTAAAGTGTCTTATTTGTCAATCGTTTTGTGAAAATTTTTCAGAAGATTCTTTCAAAAAAATACCGGTTAGTTTTCTTTTTGGAACATACAAGAACTTAATCCTTTGAGTGATTTGTCCTAAAACTTGCCCATAAACATCTCCATAAAAACACTGTTTCGGTGAAGATAAATCACTGAAATATATTTCTTGTATTCCGCATTGCCAAAGCATTTGTAGGCAATTAGTACATGGTGGTGCTGTAACGTATGCAGTTGCTCCCACTGTTGATTTACCTTCTCTTGCTGCGTTATAAACAGCGTTTGCTTCTGCGTGAATCATAAACGGATATTTTTCTGGCCTCTTTGTTGGAAAAGCCAGATCATTTATGTCACGCATAAAACCATTATACCCAGTTGATATTGTAGCTTTATTCTTTACTAGAACACAGCCACACTGAGTTTGGGTATCATGTGACATTCTCGACCATAAAACAGCCTCAGAGAAAAACATATTATCCCAAATAGTCGGCGTGTGATCTTCATTGATTAGGTAAGACAAGTCCATAAATAGTCTCCAATTAAAAACGCCCGTTTGGGTAGCAAGGACGGGCAACTCCCCGTGGCAACTTACGCTGCCAATGCAAGACTTTCGTTTGCAGTTAAAACCTGATTAGATTTTTTAGCTGGCCTTTCTAATCACCCAGCACATGCAGTCATTACCTACGCAACCAGTCGATACCATTACGCCCCCTTAGTTTGATAAATGGAGGCGGCGAGAATCGAACTCGCGTCCTGTGTTGTTTCACCAACAACGTCTACATGTTTATTCCGGCTAACCGGAAATGGGCGATGAGGGACTTGAACCCCCGACATCCTCGGTGTAAGCGAGGCGCTCTAGCCAACTGAGCTAATCGCCCTATACCGTTTAGTTATTTTATACTTGACAAAACGGTTTGCATAAATGTCAAGTTCGCGTATTATAGTTTACGTTTTCGGTTGTCAAGCCCCGATCACAAAATTAATCCAGCCTTCCATAAAATTACAAACATTGTAATACAGGTAGAGGATAGGAAACCGAGATAAAAATCTCTTCTATCTGGTCTATCCTTGCTGCAAACTTCACGATCAGAACTGGCTACCGTCTTTGCTCTCATAAAGATTTTCCTCCTGAGTTAAAAACACAAACTATACCCGTTCTACCCAATTTCAAAGCCAGTCAACTGAATTCCAGCTGCAATCAATTCCTTTGCCTGCTTTGCTGTCTCACCAGTGACA